GAACGTGGTTACAAAAAATTACCGGCACTCAACGATGAGGATTTAGTTGATCTAGATACCTTGATCGCCGACCACGGGCTACTCGCAAATAGAGAAATGATCTGGCACATCGCGATGGACAAGTTGCCGGAACAGGATCGGGCTTACATCATTGCGCTCTTGCGACGTGGAGAGAAGTTCAACGGAGAGCCCCGTATTACAGTGTCCACGATCCACGGGTCAAAGGGTGGCGAAGCAGATAACGTGGTGCTCTTTACCGATTTGTCGCCGGCCGCAGAAAAAGCCGCACGAGATAATCCAGACGATCTACATCGTGTATTTTATGTGGGCGTAACTAGAACCAAAGAAAATTTGTTCATTGTTGAGCCTGAAGATGTATCAAGGAGCTATGAGTTATGACTCGGGACGAGATACTGGATAAAGCGGCCGATCTGATTACGGCGAGCCGTGATGAAGTGTACGGCGATCCGCGTACCAATCATCAACGCATTGCTGATTTATGGTCAGTAATTTTAGGAGTCGATGTGGATGTTGATGAGGTCATCCTTTGTATGATCGCAGTGAAGATGTCCAGACTTATCAAAACGCCAGAACATGAAGATTCGTGGGTAGATATTGCAGGGTATGCCGCTTTGGGTGGAGAAATCACAGGAGAGTAATCGTGAGCTTAGAGATGGCGATGTCGCCACAAAAAACAGAATGGATTCCCCCGTTGGAGCTACCAGACTTGTCAGGCGCAAAACAAATTGCAATTGACGTAGAAACTCGCGACCCAGATCTGAAAAAGATGGGCCCCGGATGGGCGACCGGTAATGGAGAAATCGTTGGTTACGCTATCGCCACCGCTGATTGGTCAGGGTACATCCCTGTAGGACACGAGGGCGGCGGCAATCTGGATAAGCGGATCGTAAGTAAGTGGCTGAAAAAAGTTTTTGAGTTACCGTGCGACAAGATTATGCATAACGCCCAGTACGACGCCGGTTGGATTAAACGAGAGGGTTTCGAGCTCAAGGGCAGACTAATCGATACGATGTTGTTGGGCAGTTTGTTAGATGAAAACAGGTTCAGTTACAGCCTCAACGCTCTGTCCTTTGACCTACTCAACAAAGCAAAATCAGATAAGGAACTTATCGATGCCGCTCGCACCTTTGGATTCGACCCAAAAGCAGAGCTCTGGAAGATGCCGGCCATGTATGTCGGTGCGTATGCAGAGACGGACGCGCAGTTAGCCTTAGAACTTTACAACTATATGAAGGTTGAGATCGGCAAACAGGGGCTGAACAGTATTGTCGATCTGGAGCTACAACTTTTGCCGTGTTTAATTGACATGACGTATCGCGGTGTTCGTGTCGATCAAGATCGAGCAGAACGCACCCGCAACGAGCTCATCAAACGTGAGCAGGTAATTTTACAAAAAATAAAAAAACAGGCAGGGTTTGATGTTGAAATCTGGGCGGCGAGAAGTCTCGCTGAAGCGTTCGACAAAATCGGCATTCCGTATTCTCAGACGGAGAAAGGCAATCCTAGCTTCACGAAGACGTTCTTGTCGGAGCATGAACACCCGTTCGCACGAATGATTGTAGAAGCGCGAGCTCTTAACAAAACTTCAGGGACGTTCATCAATAACATTTTGAAATATTGCAGTGCCGACGGCAGGATTCATGGTCACATCAACCAAAACCGATCTGATTCTGGTGGCACGGTGTCAGGCCGGCTATCAATGAACAATCCTAATCTGCAACAGATACCGGCTCGCGACCCAGAACTGGGGCCGATGATCCGTAGTCTGTTCCTACCGGAAGAAGGCGAGCAGTGGGCAGCAATCGATTTCTCGCAACAGGAACCACGGATCCTAGTGCATTACGCGCACGTCTATGGCAAAGCACGAGGTATCCCGTTGCAGGGAGCGAAAGAGTTTGTGCGTCGATATCACGAAGATCCCGACACCGATTTCCATACAATGGTAGCGGAGATGGCAGACATTGGCCGTAAACAAGCCAAGACCATCAATCTGGGGATGATGTACGGCATGGGTGTCAACAAGCTATCTGAACAGCTAGACATACCGTTGGAAGAGGCGAAGAAATTAATTAACCAGTATCACGACCGCGTACCCTTTGTGAAAGGTTTAATGACGGGTGTCATGAATCGACTGAATGATAAAGAGGCGTCAGGATCCGTGCGCTCGATTCTGGGACGCAGATGTCGTTTTGATTTATGGGAGCCCGATACTTTTTCCATGAACAAGGCGTTGCCGTATCGGGAGGCGGTAAAGGAGTACGGCGAAACGACCCGACTCAAACGAGCCTACACCTACAAAGCGTTGAACAGGTTGATCCAAGCTTCGGCCGCGGACATGACCAAGCAAGCGATGGTCAACTTGTATCAGGCAGGACACTTGCCGCTCGTGCAAATACACGACGAGATTGCTATGTCGGTCACGGATCGCGAACAGGCTTTGGCGTTTGCAAAAATTATGGAAGATGCTGTACCGTTGGAAGTACCCAACAAGTGCGATGTCGAGATCGGCGCGAGTTGGGGTGAGGCGGAGTAAGCGGCCGCCTTATTTTTCATGTTAACTCCCTCATCATGCCGCCCCTCGGGGCGGCTTTTTTATGAGACCCATATGATATTGGTATGGGACTAATACCACATTGGTTTACCTCTAATGCTTGACAATGTCGCATACATGATTTATCATGTCAGATGAGTTGGTAGCCCCAACTCATTGATGTTTAACAATTTAATAGGGGAATATTTATGACCAAGCTACGCAAGTCGAAACTTGACGTTGTCGAACCATCTTACGTCTTAGAAGGAAACGAGTATTTCGTTCTCTCTAGCGAGAGCAATCGGAAGAATCAAAAAGATCGAGAGATCTACCGCAAAGGAATGGCCGCAATGAAGGCCGATGGGTTTGTTGTGCGGGAAAAGTTTAAGACGTTTGCTGAAGCAAGAGAACATGCGAAAAAGGCTAACCAGAAATACGACGCTAAGTTTGGCGTGACGGTTACTGAAGATATTAGTTGGGTGTTCTCAAGTAAAAAATAACCACAGCCGCCCCGAAGGGCGGCACTTTTAATAGGGAAACAATAATGAGCATTACAACCATCAAAATAAATAGAGAGTTAGCGCAAGGCTTAGTATGGGTCTTAGACGAGGGTTCAATTCATATAAGCGAAGACTTGTCTGAAGACAGAAATGGTTTCGATTGGACTGAAGATCAAATTTTTGAGTTGAGTCAAGCAATAATTGACATCAGTAATTGTCTGCGTAACGAAAAGCACTTCAAGGTGACGATCAGTAAAAAATAACCACAGCCGCCTTCGGGCGGCTTTTTTATTAGACTAAAGTATAGGTTGCCATTATCGCATATTAATGGTTTACTTTTCATTGAGGTTGGAGCCACTCCATTTACACAGGGATAACCGCCTGTGAACGGCCGGAAATGCTTACAATAATTGTCCTCGTCGAGGATCAAGTATCACAATTATTGTTAGTCAAAACTGAGGCTCTGTAATCATAAAGGTGTAATTTTCGGAATAGGTAGGCCGTCTCTTAATGCTATTGAGGGGAGACGGCCTTTTTCTTGTAAACTCCTATACTATCGCATATACTCGCAGATAGAACTGAGGGGAGATCGGCTATGGATACGTCAAAATGGAAATCGATTCTCGTACCGCGAGAAATCTACGAAAGTATTAAGGCGACTGCGAAAGAAGAAGGCCGCACGATCTCAGGACAACTGCGCGTGATCTATGAAAGTTATAACGAGAAAACGCCAGTTAGCTCCCTAAAAACTACGCACACGATCAAGGGAAACGACGCCGAACCGGTAGATAGTAAGATAAACAAAAAACCGTATAATCCAAAGAAAGATAATCGGCGTAGACAAAGTGTGTATGAGTAGTGAAGAAGACTTAAATCTGAATCCACAGCCCTTCGACGAAACAACTGAAGACGAAATCGACAAGCGATTGACCGCGAACCGTTGCCCACGGTGCGACACTGCTTTATCGTTTATCAAGGATGACGATGGGATCCGTCGTTACTGTATGAACTGTGATATGACGATTGTAGATGTCGAACAAAAACCTGATCTATCAACTGGCGGAACAGGCGGGGATTAAGATTATCCCAGAGCTTGAAACAATTGGTGGACGTGGGTTTTTTGCTAATCATGACGAATTATCTAAATTTGCAAAACTGGTTGCAGACATTGCCAGAAAAGATGAACGTAAAAAGATGTTGACAAAATCCAATAAAGAATTATAGTAAGCCTAGTCAAATATTCCCGTAGTTGACGCAGAAGCCCCGAGGTTGTCCCTATCAGCCTCGGGGCTTTTTTTCATCCCACTGTTGACATGTTTGTTTTTATCGCATAAATTACAATTGTTACATACGGGAGAAAACATCATGCACGAACTATTAAAGAATCAACTCACGGCTCTGGCGACACTGCACAATCAGCAGTCTGCTTCTTTTCAACGTCTGCAAGATCAACTCAGCAAAAAGACTGCGGAAGTCGAAAGATTGAGTCAGCAAATTTTAGAAACCCAGGAACAGTCAGAGCGAGCTATCGTCGAGGTTACCAACGATAAACCTCAACGGGTTCAGATCAATATCATTCAGACCGCCGGATATTCGCCCGATCTTTACACTTGTTTAGATCAGTTTGATGAACGCCGCGCCGGTGACGGATTGTTAACTTGTCTCGCCTCCGATCAGCAGATGATCGACCAAATTACCGAAATGTGTAACGACTTTATGACGAAACATCAGCCACATTTTGATTGGTGTGAAATGAAAGTTGTGGTGGAGAACTTAGATGAAGACGTTTAAGGGCAGTTTTACGCGCGTTGTGAGTCACGTTAATTATGAACATGACATCCAACAGGATTACGAAGTCACCTACGAAAAGGACGACGAGGGCTTTGTAACAATTTTAAAAATAGAAGAGAAACCGGATCCTTGCTTTCGTGAGGTGAAGGAGAGTTCATGGTTGTGGGATGACATCAATCAACACTTTCGTATAGACCTCAACGACAAGGAGATCGATGATGACCGAACCGACCATCTTTGAATCATCAACCTATTACCTAATCATGGCCATCACTGGGTGGATCTTGGTTATCGCTCAAATTACTTTCGCTGTTTGGGTTGTGAAAAAATTGTGGGGCAGAGATCGCAATGCCTAACATCTATCGCGTGAAAAATCCGGCGGATCACGAATCACGGTACTTCCTGACTCGGAAAGAAGCCGCACAATATCAACGAGATCACCCTGCAAGTTGTCCGGTGGAAACCTTGGAGCATACGTCAGCTAACTATCAGTTTGTGGTCATGCTCAAAGATGCTTATGAACTGGGCAGAGAAGATCAGCGAGAAGAAAATCAATAATAGAAGCGACAATAATTTGCAATTATCGCATACCGGTGCTAGGCTCACGGTTCATCAAAACTATGGGAGTTTAAATTATGTGGGTTAAAAAAGTTCCTTTGATTACCAGAAAGGTTCGCTATCTCAACACTCGCGACCAAATTAACTTAGGTGACAGCGATGCTGCATTGAGTCGTTACGGTAAAACCGTAGAGCTACAAGGTGAAGATACACGGCATATCTTTTTGAGGTTGAAGACTTATGCGGCTGAACAACATGATGAGGAAGTGGGGATTGCGCAATTCCTTAACGAACAAAAAGAGTGGAAGTGCTTTTAACATGAATTATGTAAAGGAGAATAAGTAATGGCTTCTTATAAGGTCAGAGGAACATGGCCTAACAGTAACAACACTTTGGATTGGCCTGTTGATACGTTAGGCGAGGCAAAAGCATTCATTGACGGATTTAACCTATCCGATTCATCCAGAATCAAAGACTTCAAAATTGTAGAAAGCAGGGACGTTGTGACTGTTATTTCTGTTCATACCAAAGACGTTTTGAATATTGAGGTGTTCCGTGATCTATGTTCACACGCCTCAGAAAAAGAAGCCGAGGAGCATCTGGAGCATCTCAAAAGAGAAGGATTATTTGATGAGAATCTTGATGCTTATGATTGGCATTTTGTGACTGTGAAAACAGAGCATGAAGTAATGATAGGGGGCGAAAATGACTAAATTAAAAAAAGGCTTGCAACGGCAGGAATTAATAGAAGCGTTAATGAAGTTCGCAGAACAAACAGGCAATGATTGGTATGAGTGGGAAGAGTGGATCGAAACTGATGTTCAATTGTGCGTCGTTTTTACAGTTGAAGAGGAGAGTAACAATGAGTAAGGGTTGGTATGTGAAGGTGGACACGCAAGTCGTGTTCAACGTGGAAACCAATATAGGTGTGGTGGCCGAGACTGAGGAACAAGCAGGCTTAGAAGCGCAAAAAATTGCGTGTGAATGGTTCGACCGCCATGAGTATAAGGACGTGCTTGAGCAGGCGTTGCCTGACGTGCTTGAGATGGGCGGTGCTATTTGGCATCGCGGAGCGTCAACTGCGGCTATTGATTTTGATGCCATGCAGGCGTGGTCTGTTACTCGGGATCCAGATTTTGATCCAGACCCAGAGGCGGTAAAAGAAAAGGTTGAAATGAAATATTACGTTGAGCTTTCCGGCTTTACAAAAGACGATCCAAATTTTTTCGTTTATGTAATGTCGGACTCCGTTAAACAAATTGAATCGATGTTTTGGCCATACAACATTATTTCTATTGACCAAGTTGATTAGAAGAGGGCGAAGATGACTAATTTCGTTGTAAGAGAGCTAAAAGAAGTTTTGTTCTTATATGAGGTTGAGGCCGAAAGTAAGGAAGCGGCAGTGGCAATGGTTAACGATTCGAAAGTAGAGCCTTTCGGTGAGGATCATACCGCAACAATTTGGACAAAGGTGGATATTGGAGATGCCTTCGGTTGGGTGGAGGTTGAAGATGACTAAACAGTACAACGTCTTGTTCGATATCGGGTTCAGCATCGTAGCGAACGATGAGCGTGGAGAGACTCTAAAACCATCTGAGATCCGTTATGCAATCATCAGACGCGCGATCAATATTTGTGATGACGAGATAAAGGAGGCCGTTGGCTTCTGTGATTCTTATATTCTTGAGGAGAGTAACACACGGCCACACTGTTCCGAATGTGGGTATGAGTGGAGTGCGATGCTCGGCGAAAATGAAGTGCCAACCAAGTGTGAGTGTGGCGGGGAGGTGACTTTGCCATGAGGAGGTTGAAGATGACTAACAAAGAAACAGCAATCATCGAAAGCTTGTCGCCCGACGTTGGCGAAATCCGCTTAACCAAAACCATGCTCGATAAGTCAATTATCGACGCGAACGCCAGTGTCAGGAAACTTGCTTTGCTTTTAGGCCACGACATGGAACAAATGTCCGCCGGCCAAAAGATCAGCATCGAAGGTGAGTATGAAGATGGGACGCCTTGTCGTGTCAATCTCTATCGAACCGTCAACAGGTCAGACAGACGAGTGAGTATGTCTGGTATCAAAAAACAAGCGCAGATTGGGGATCTGATCGCTCTGTCTTATAAAAGACAAAATAACGGTAATTATATCTTAATAATCAACGTGACTGCGAAGGCGGACAAGCGTTCGTTAAATGCAGTCGTAGGGGAGTAACATGGCTAAAAAGCGAATTGCTAAACGAAAATTAAAAATTAAAAGGTTCTTGAATAAGAGTCCAAACGCCACCT